GAAGCTCTTACGAAGCGCACTGCTGCATGGGCAGGTCAGAACGTAGAGAAGATGCAGGAGTTAAGCAGGATACTGACTCGAAGCACCTACTTGCAGTTAGACCCTACACTTACGTTGCAGGAAGCCCAAAAGAAATACGGTAAAACAATTAACAAAGTGTGGGTACCAGACCCAGAACAGATAGCTGCATGGAAAGATCTTCGTGGTAGGTATAACAAGCTAGGGGCAATGGGGCAGAACTTCTACAAGGCATGGCGTAATCAGTACAAGGCTATGTACGACCAAGTGCGTGAGTTGATCGACAATAGGTTAAGTGCGGACGTTAAAAATGATGCTGACCGTAAGGTGTTGGTCAACAAACTATACGAAAAGCTAACTTCGAACGGCGTCGTAGACCCATACTTCCCACTGATGCGTATGGGTAAGTTTTGGTTGGAGTACAATGCAGTAGACCCAGACACAGGCAATATCGAATACTACATAGAAGCGTTTACTAGTGCCCGAGAGCGTAAGGAAGCAATCAAGCAGATAGAAAAGCATTGGTCAAACCCAGACGCAAAAAACAAAGCAACGGTCGAGAAACTGTTAGCGGACACCGGTAAAACCAAAGCTGAAGCGATAAAAAGTATCAGTGGGGTAAACGCATTTGCCAGACTAGAGCAAGCTAACTTCAGGAAGAACGCCCCACCTACTTCGTTTGTCAATAGCGTGCTTGATATATTAGAGGCGGGGGGTATTAAGTCAGATAATGTTATACAAGAACAGATTATGCGTTTGTTCTTAGATACGCTACCAGAACGTTCTTTCGCTAACTCGTTCAGACACAGAAAGAATCTACGCGGTGCTATGGGTGACGTAACGCCTACTCAACGGCAGATACCAAACCACGATATTATTTTTGGTTTACGTAACCGTGCACTCAGCCTAGGGCAACAGTTGTCTAGAATAAAGTACGGCGCACAGATGCGAGCCTTACAAGACGACTTTAATAAACAAGCAGCGGATATTAACAACAGAAAAGATATATCCCAAGAGGACAAGGATATAGCAGCACTGTTAGCCAATGAGCTTAGTGACCGCGCAGCTTGGGC